GTTTAATATATCCATTGTAGTATTTATCCTTTCATTAAGTCTGTGACTGATTTACCTTTTTCCCAGAACTTACATGACCTATATCCTGGCGTAGTTTTGTCTTTTTTCTGGTCGCAATTGTGTCTTGCTCTAAATGCTTTTCTTCTTTCTGGGTCATCTCTTTTGATACTTAATCCTGTAGAATCACCAAAAGAAACTTTAATTACATTACCTTTATCGTTTTTTACATATACATAAAACTTCTTGTTACCACCTCTAACAGGGTTATTTAGTTTGACTTTTTTTCCTTGATACTCAGCGTCTTCATCTAACTCATCCCATTGATTCAGTTTTTCTTTTACTGTTTCGCCTGGCGTTAACTTCTTCAAATACTCATCATATTCTGGTGTTCCTATTAAATAGTATTCTCTTAAAGAATCACCATAATCTTCTTTATTCATTTGTTCAAACATCTTTGTTCCTAACATTTGACCAGCAACATGGTCTGATAAGAAATGGAAACCTGCTTTTACTCTACCAAGACCAACTTCTTTTGCAGCTTCTATAAGACCATCTTTATGTTCTGGGAACTTCTGTGCAACATATAATGCAACAATCATTGCCTGTGTAGAATGTCCACTAGGATATGACCTAGTTTTGTTTGTTGAACTTCCCAACACATCTAGATTACCATCTAACTCAAATGGTCTACTTCTGTTAAACTTGTTTTTAAAATGATTGATTGTAGGAACAGCTTGTTTCACTATATCGTCTAATTCATTTTCATGGAATTTTACTTTGATTTTTTTCATATATTCTTTAATTGAATAAAATGAATCTTTGTCATTGTTTGCAACACTATCAACATCTTTATCAGTTCTTGTTGATAAAATTTTTCTAACAGTTTCCATTTCTTTAGCATCATTAGTTGGTGGTGGTGGTATTTGAATATAGTCTTTCAAATCATCTGAATAAAATTTAAACTCCTCTGTCATTTCATATTTGTCTGATTTTCTTTTTGTACCATCTGCTCTTTTGATTAATCCTTTTGCTTTTAAATGTGCAATGTCAGTAAATCCTGCTTTACCAGATTTATATCTTTTCATTGCATCAGATGTATCTGGTGCTTCTTCTTGTGCTTTCTTTATTTGTGAAGATGTTGGAGCACCCTTTTCACCTTTCTTTCTCATTTTTTCACCAGAACCTCTTTTGATTCTTTCTTTTTTCTTTCTAATGTTATCCCAAAGACCTTCATTCATTTTCTTAGTCTTTTCTTTCATCTTATTAATATATGCACGATAGATTGATGCTTCTGCTTTCTTACCCATTTCTTTTGCTCTTTGTTCCATTGCAACGGCAGCTTGTATCTTGTGTGCATGTGTTCTATCAGACCTTTCAATCTTTGCAACACTTGACTTTGCAGTCTCTACATCTTTAAATCCTAATCCTTGTATTGTACCCTCTGGGTTTTCATCTGTATATAAATCAGAATGACTATCACTTCCAGCAGGTTGTCCTTTCTTTCTAGGGATTCTAGGTGCTTCTGCATATGTTTTTCTTTTAGAACCTTTTAATCTACTTTTCTCAGACTTTCCTCTATTTTTATTTTGGTCTTCAAATCCAACAATCTTACCATTTTTATGTGATGCATCTTTATCATCACCATTACCATAAGTTCCTTTATCACGATTGTACTTAACTAACTCTGCACGATATTTAATTCTTTCAGGTGAAGATTGAAACTTTTTATATTCATCTTTATAATCTCTTTCACCAAACATCTGTTTAAATTTCTTAGTATGTTTTGATGGTTTAGTTTTTCCACCCTTATCGCCTGGAGCAGGTTTGTAAGCAGCATCTGAATCTGGGTCTTTATCACCATACTTTGCAAAGTGTCTTGCACGAGCTTGTTTAGTAGATTTTGCCATGGCATCACCCTCAGTATCTTTTGCATAATACTTAGCAGGTTGTGTGCCTTCTCTGTCTTTAATATCTTTATCTTGTTTTGTTTTCTTAGGTGCTTCGTCTTCTGCTTTACCTTCTGTAAGTGCAGTAACTTCATATGGTTTTAGATATTTGTTTAATACTTTTATTATATCACCTTTTATTTCTACATGTCTTGTTATAAACGATTTTAAATCTTTTGCTAGTTGTCTATGATTAATTGTTTTCATCAACCCAGATAAAAATGCAAACTCTTTTCCATGTGTAAAATCATTACTTTTGTCTTTAAACTCTTGTGATATTTTCTTTAAAGCAGTTCCACTCATCTCATACATAGAAATTTCATGTAACCAAAACTTATGTGACTTATAAGTTTCATCTATAACAGTTACATAGTTTGTACCCTTACGAATAATCTCATATGGATTGTTATCTACTGTAACTAGTTCACCTACATTCCAAATCTGTTCTGACAAATATAAATCTCTTAATGTTTCTGGGTCATTTAAATCTAGTTCTTCTTTAATACCCATAGATTTACGAACATCAAAATATAATTTTTTAGCTGGTGCATCAGGTAATGGTGTTCCTTGTTTGAAAGAATTAAAATCATTATCTTGAGCGGCAACTCTCATTTTAGATGCAGACATTCCTGTTGCACCTTCAGCATCTGGGTCTCTTTCTCCAGCACTAATTACTTGTATGGTTTCAAACTTGTAATATCCATGTTTTGATTTAACACCATTATATTTGTTAGCACCTTCCTCAAATTCTTTTACTCTATCAGAACCCACAACTATTATTAGGTTATCATACTCGTCTAACTCTGCCATTATGTCAAAAAAAGTTCTTGCCTTTGATACTACAATATTATTCTTATGTTTAGGAAATGACTTTTTCATGTATGCGATTTTCTTTGCATATTGAAGTGGGTCTTTCTTAGGATTCTGTGTGTGTGAAGCAAAGATTTTATAATCACTAGGATTTGCTTTCTTTACAGCATCACATAACTTTTCATGACCAATCGTTGGTGGATTAAATCTACCAAAAGTAAATGCAACTGTTTTAGGTGCTTCTGCTATGTCTACAAACTTCTTCATCTTTTTTTCTTTAACATGGTTAGTTTTCTTTTATATTGAGGTCTTCTCATTTCTACTTCAACATCTGCAACAGCACCAACAAATGATGTCAATCTACCTTGTACTATTGACAATTGATTCTCTGCAAAATCTGATTTGTTCTTTAAAGATTGAACTGCATCTCTAAATAAATCTTTGTATATTTCAACAATCCTTTGTTTTGCAGTACTGAGTTTCATAGTACCCATACCTGAGATTACAATTTCAGGGTCTTCTGCATCTGCAAGTGTTTTGATATCTTTCATATCATAGATACTACCAAACTTACCTTCTACTAATTCGTTATACTCGTTAAATTGTTTCATAGTTTTGATAAATCCATTGGTGTAACCCAATCACCAGTTCTTTGTTTTCTTTTTATATCTCTTGTCATTAGTTTTATGGCATCACCTTTACTTAGATAAAATCTTTTACCTTTATCATCAAACCAACCTTGTTTCTTATTGTCGTATTTGATGCCCTTACCTGTTACTGTTCTAAACTCTTTAAATGTTTTCATCTACTTATCCCATGCCTTGATGGCAGTAAAGTTATTAAAACTAAACTCCATTCGGTCTACTAGTTTAACTGCATTTCCACTTACTCTATCTATTGCAACATAACCCTCTGGGTTAGATACTTGAAATCCATTACTTGTTTTAATAAATGTTCCAATACTTCTAATGCGATTTAATTTTTTAACCACTAACATTTTAGCATTGACAATCGCATTTTGAAATGTAATTATTTGTGTTAAATTTTTAACATGTTTTAACATTTCTCTTTTATATTCTTTCTGTAAGTTCTTATATTTATCTTTTCCTTTAGGACTTTTTGATTTGTCAATCATTTCTTGTAACTTTATTTCTACATGTTTAACATAACCCATTGCATGTGCCTTAGGATTTGTAATTGGTTTACCTTGTCTGACATTAATATTGTTATATGTTTTTAGTGATGCACCAAGTAATGCACCTGTAAAACTGTTTTGTAAATTTAAAAACTTAGTTAACATAGGTGAGTTAATTGTTTGGAATGTACTACCAGCAATAGATAACTCTTTAGTGATTGCATCTGTTTCTGATTGTGTAAATGTTGCACTACCAGATACATCTTTGTATGTTGCATCATCCATCCATATACTAGATACATTTTTAAGACCTGATATGTTTACTCCAAAAGATGCTTTCATACTTTGTAAATCTTTTCCTGTATATGTTGTGTGCCAAACTACACCAATTTTTGCCTTTTTAATTATACTTCCAAATTTTGAATCAACAGGTACTGCATATACAATTGTGTTTGGTTGGAATGTATAA